GTGGCCCAACAATCAAGGTCTTGCTCTCTAACGGCCTCTGCGCGGACGGTTCAGCCCTCCACGCAACTGCCAGCATACGGAAAGCGTCGGCAGGGTGTGATGTCCAATCGTGTCGGGGTGATGCCCTAAACGCTTTCTTGTCCTCATCATACTCTCGTTGATACTGGCGTAAAGCCTCTATTCCGTCGCCACATTTTACGGAATTGAACCAAGTTCGGGGCAACATTTGACGAATTGCTTGGATTCCGTCCTGTAAGCCGATGTTCGGCACCACGGACAAATGGTTGATGCCGAGGTGGTCAGCCAACTGCTCTACAATGCTGCGGCCCGTTTGAAGCGACTTCGCCCGTGCGTCATGCGGCAGGTGATGCTTGCCGTAGGTGTAACCCTTGTTAACGACTACCTCTGCAATGGCGCGGATGTCTGCACCCGAGACGGCAAAAAAGTCGATAACGCGCACCTCGCCACCCACGACCTGATACCACCAGATAGCCGTGTCGTCGCGGTAACCCAAGTCCCATGCGGTGTGTACCGGATACCCCGGCTCGAAAACTACACGCTCGTTAATGCGCGGCTCTGCCTGTCGCATCTCTGTGCCGAAGAACGCGCCGAGGATAGCCGCCTCGAAACTACACTCAAACTCTTGGAGGTACTGGTCTTCGGACAGTTGGGCTTTCGCTGCGTTAAGTTCACCCTGCGGCAGCAGCCCTGACTCGCTGGCAGGTAGCCGCAGCAGGAACCACTCATCCGGTATGCGCTGGGCAATCTGGTAAATGTCGTAGAACTGATTGCGTCCCTTCGGAGTGCCTGCAAAAACGCACCATCCGGTTTTGTCAGCAAGAGCCGGTCTTAACACATTGCCAAATACGCTGGGCTTAAAGTCACCGTACTCATCGAGATACAGGCCGCTAAACCCCAAGCCTCTCATCGCATCTGCGTTATCCGCGCCGAACAATCCTATCTTCGCGCCGTTAACCAGCGTCAGCGTCATCTGCGATTCGTTGATGTCTTGGGCAAGCGGTGCGGCGTAATGCTTAAAATAATCGAACGCAACGCGGCGTGCTTGGTTCTGGTATGGGGCGACATACCCGAAGAGGCCATTCGGCCCCTTGTACATGAAGGCTGCGCGGATGATGTCGTTGACCGCTGCGACAGTCTTGCCAGCACGCCGATGCGCGACGAGGCAGGCCCACCGCTTTGTGCGGTCGTGGAACGGCATGAAAGCCCGTCTAGGGCGATACGGGAGTTCTACCCGCTGCTTCACTCGGGCTTGCCCCAAGTCGCCTCAATCTCAATCTTGCTGCCGTCCGGGCCGCTGTGCTCGTGCCGTGCGAGTTTAGGCACATGGTATTCGAGTAGGTCGCTGAAACACTTAAACGCCGCCTCTGCGCCCTTCTCTGCGTGTATCTCGTCGAGCCAGCCCTGCAAGCGGTCTGCGTTGCCGTCTACGAAACGAGAGATGGCCTCCCTCGCTGCTTGGGTTGACTTGTTAGGGCTTCCTTTGGGGCGACCTGCTGGCATACCGTGGTTAATATATCTTAATTGTTTATCTAATGAAACAGTTTACTTGCGTTTACAAATTTGGCTGTTGCGCGCTATAGGAATGATATGATGCCGCAATGAACGCAAGTAAACTAACACCATTTGTTAACACCGACATAAAAATGCCGAAAAGGTTGTTCGACGCTCTAACGCTGCATGAAGTTTCTTGTTGCGCTCAAGAAATCTCAACTGTTACTCCTGAATCTGTGCAAGCGTTTTTAACAGAGCGTTTTACCGCAGACCTTGCTGCAAAGTTCAAGCCTGAATACCTAATCAGTAGCCCATCTTTTTAAGGGCTTCTGCTGTAATTCGTCCATAGTACGGCTTCATTTGCAATGCGCGTACATCTCTCGCGCTAGGCGCACGGGGGTCAACAATGCCGCGTGCTTTTGCGGCTTCGTTCAGCAACTCGAATATCCGTACATCTTCTTTAATTTTCCCTATCCCTTCACCGGGAACCCCAGCAGGATAAGCAGCATGACCAGACTGTTTAACCATTGGCTTGTCGGTGTGAATTATTCCGATGTTTTGGATGCCAGAGTCCGGCGCAGAATATTGCCGAGGGTCTGTTACAGCCAGTCTTGCTTCACCAATGCTTAACCCGCCTGCGTCTCTAAATTCTACATCCATTTTCTTTTTGATTGCTTTGCGAATTTTGTCTTTCGCACTTCGGAACTGTTCAATGCCGCGCTCTGTGCCAACACCAGCCCAATCAGGAATAAAATTTCTGATAGTTTCGTTTAATTCTTTTTTGCTTTTTCTACTCAACGCTGAATCAGCGTAATTGAGCATTGTTTCACCCGTCATGCTGGCAAAATCGCCGCCGCTTGGTGCCATGCGCCACGGGATATAAAGCGGGTCTTCGCCTGTCATGATTCTTGCTTCTTTAGCAAGTTTCATAATTTTTTTGGTAGGCGCAGTCCCAGAAGCCCAGACCATGCCGGGATTCTCAAACATAAAGTCTTGTCCACCCTGCAAGTTAACAGGGCGTGCAAGTTCAACATCGTTGATACCACGCAACAAACCGCCTGCCGCCGTTCGGTCACTCATGCTGGTAATAAACGGTCTACCCTCAAATTCGGTAATTGAAACTTCTGGCGCGTTTACCGTACCGCGTGATTCTACTTTCGGTGCCAACGCTTGCAGCCGTTCACGCTCCTTCACTCGTTTGTCAAAGCGTGGGTCATATTCTGCGATTGCAGAAACTTCTGGCATTTTGCGCAGCGCGGCGGCTAGGCGCAGCGGGTTAACGAACTCACCCGCGAATTGACCCATTGCCCGAGGGCTTTCAAACGCTTCTACAACTGGGTCAACAACAACCGCTTTAGCCGTCTGTACGGGCTGCGTGACCAGAGCCTTACCCAATGCACCAACCCCCTGCGCCGTTGCGTCTAGACGCGGTGTAGGGGCGCGTGCGGCGGCGGCTTGGGCGTACTCTGCCGTCGTCATGCGCCCAATGTTGGGGTCGCTCGTAAAGGCTTCGTAGGCAAGTCCACCGACATCCCGTGCGCGGTCTGCGAGGGTATCGACTACCCCGCCACCGAAGTCAGCGGCACGGTCGCGCATCTGCTGTAGGTATTGCAGCGCGGCAGCAACCCGTGACGGTTCCGCTTTCTTCATTGCTTTGGGTTAACTCGCCGTGCTTCTTGCTCATGTAAGCGTTCAGCGTAGCGTGTGCTTTCTTCCGGTGTTTTGAATTTGCCGAGGTGTTCGCCGGTTCGACGGTAATGCTTGATGGCTTCCTCTTCACTTACGATGCGCCCGTTGACGACTGTGGGGATGAGGACTTCTTCGCCGTCAATGTTAACGCCCATGCTGCGTATCGTACTGATACCGCCTTCACCGGGGATTTCGTTCTTTACTCCAAGCCGTTCGTTTAGGTTGATGTTTCCCGGTTCAGTTAGGTCAAACATCGCCATATCTTCTGCGCGGTAATTTCGCAAAGCGTCGGCTATTTTTTTAGGTTTATATGGCATTACCTATGCGCCATTATTCGAGGTTTTCGAGTTTGTACTTAAGGCTCGTCACGCCATCCACAACCGCGTCAAACAGGTTAACAAGGTCGCTGTCCTTCGGGAGTGAGCCTTTGATTTCGTCAAGGAAGGTCAGCAGCGACTTCACATACCCCTTCGGGTTGCTGTTCTTGTGGAACTCGACATCGTAGCCCGTGATGATGCCGTAGCGTCCCTGATACGCCTCGGCGTACTTGTCCACAAGGTCGGGGATGGCTTCGTAGTATTCCCCAAGCGCCATGTGCTGCGCGAAGGACTTGGTGGCGAGGTGCTGAAGGTGCGTGATGGTCGCGCTGTGGAACATGGTTCCAACAAAAAGCGCAGCGGTTTTTTCGTGAGCGGCCACTACTGCATCATCTCGTAAAGTTTGGACTTTTTGCGAAACCGATAAGGCAGCGTTTGTTGCTTTGCCTTTCCACCTTCGACTGCTGGCAGGTTCCTCATGCTTCCCGTGGCTTCCCCGTACTGCGGCAACGGAACCGCCTTGTTTTCGCCTTCTTCGTAAATTTCTGGGGCAACCTCTTCAACTTCGACCATCGTCGGCATGATGCGCTTTTTAGCGGGAACGGCAGACTGAAGGCGGCGGTTTAGCATTTCGCGCACCTCATCTTCAGTCATGTCCTCTTTGGCGTCATTCAGCGCATTGAAAGCAAGCGCCAATTTGTCTTTACGAGTGTTCGGCATGGAATTTCCCCCACTTTGGGTTAGGATAATGCTAGACCCCTACAGGGAAGGATGCAAGCATGACTACCATCTCCGAAGCCTACCGCGCACAGCAGGTCGAACTCCACACCAACCCTAATTACGGGGTGGCTTCCATCGCCTTTGCGCCCATCGTTGCAAAGTTAATCGTGGATAACGGCATCAAGTCGTTGTCCGATTACGGTGCTGGCAAGAAGAACCTGCAACGCGCCCTTGAGCCTGCGGGTATCTCGATTGATTACCGACCCTATGACCCAGCCTTTCCAGAGTACGGCGACCCGCAGGAAGCCGATATGGTTTGCTGCATTGATGTGCTGGAACACATTGAACCTGACCGGCTCGACGCGGTGTTGGATGACCTTGCCCGTATCATGCCCCGGTTGGGTTTCTTCAGCGTCCACACCGGGGCGGCGGTCAAGGTGTTAAGCGACGGCAGGAACGCCCATCTTATCCAAGAGCCTGCGCGGTGGTGGCTCCCCCGCCTCTGTGAGCGGTTCCACATCCACCACCTCCAGCACCATCAACTCATGGGTCAAGGCTTCTGGGTCGTCGTTAGCCGCGCCTGAAGCCACGCAACCGTTTCGGCAGGGTCACGGGCCAGATACCATTGGCCTAGCGGCTCAAACGCGCTCTGGAAGCGTTCCTGACCCCTTCGCAGTTTTCCCGTCGGGGTCTTGATTTCGAGGAACGCTGCGAAGCCGGGGGCGGTGACCAGTTTATCCGGCACGCCCTGCCCTGCTTGCCCCAAATCGTACACCGTAAACCCTGCCGCTCTCACGGCTGCGGTGATGGCGGCATCGTTAGCATCCCGGCGTGCGGCGTAGCGCATCAAGGTTGCCCGTCGGCGTACTCGTACCAAAGCCGATACGCCGTAATAAATTCGTCCACGCCCTCGCCGAGCATGATGGGTTTGCCGAATGGCGGGATAAAGTAAAAACTGTTGATGTGCAACCCGTCGTCCGTGTCGCCGCGTACTACCCACACTTGGAAGTTAGGCGTACCGGCAAGTGCCTGTAAGGTGCGGCGCAGTCCTTCCGACATCGACTCGCCCTGACGCTTCCACTCAAGCACAAGGAACTTGCCCTTGCGCTCCACAATGCCGTCGATGTTGCACGGCGTGATTTTAGGGTTGTTCGGCAGCAACCCAAGAAACGCACCGTAATCAATATGCGGCGCATCCCGGTTTTTCATCAGTCGCTCAAACTCCACGGCGTTTGTCGTGCGCTGCGCGTTGTGGTGATACCCATCCTGCGCGGGTCTTAACCCAGCCGCGAGACTTCAGCAGTTCCTCGCCACCGCACGCACCGCTGCGATGCTGAAGAATGCTCGACGCACCGAGAAATTTCTGACCGCATTGCTTACAGGTGCGGGTCATCCGATTTCCTGCGCCTTTTCGATGAGTCGAATCGCCATCGTGATGTTTTCCTGCTGCTCAACATCCGATTGCATCACATATACCGCGTTAATCATCGCCTCGCCTGCGGTATACATCCGCTCGTAATCGTCGTTCGGGCGACCACCAAACAACTCGTAATCGGGGTCGGCTTCCTGCATCCGTTCACTAGAATCCTCGATTGCAGCGTCCATGTCGTCTACGGTTTTTGTTTGGCACGCTATTTGCCACGACTTGCCGTGACCG